CGATGGTCAATATCCTGGATTTATAATTAAATCGGATTTATCAGCTTTAGGATCTCAAATTGTTGGTTATAAGTTTGGTGAATATCAACCTCTTTATTTAAATACCGATGGATCATCACGTGCTAAAACTTTTATAGGTTACAGTAGTACACAGACAAACGACGATATAAACGCACAGCTTAATTTAAAAAATGCTAATGCTAGTTACGCACTTGATGTAGTAGATGGAGCTTCATTTAGAAATGCTACAACACGATTTGAAAATTCTAATTTAAACTTAGTTCAATCATATATTACCTTAGATAGCAGCTCAGCTTACCCATTTAGACCGGCAAATGATAATGCTGGAGAAGGATTAGCAGTCGGTAGGTATAATGATCAATTTGACCAGCAGCTTATTATTAGCTACCAAGGCGGTGCCGGTAGAGTTATTGCTAAAGAACTTAACATAGATGCACCTCAAATAAGATTAGAATTACAAGATAGCAGCACAACAGAAATAGCTGCACAATTCACCAAGACACAAGCCACTATATTTAAATCTTTAGATGTAACTGGCTCTTTACAAGCTACAGGCGGAATAACAGGATCTTTATTAGGAACAGGTTCTTACGCTCTAAACGCTTTAACAGCTTCTTACGCTTTAAGCAGTGCTGGAGGTGGAGGATCAACCGATACCGGGTCATTATTAACAACAGCTTCTGTAAGCTTAAATACTATTACATTTACCAAAGGAGATGCTTCTACCTTTGATATAACAGTAGATACCGGTTCTGCCGGAGGTGGAGGTTCCACTTTCCCATATACAGGATCAGCAGAAATCTCAGGTTCTCTGACTGTTGAAGGTCCAACAGTACTTACCGGATCTTTAGATATATCAGGATCTGTTACCATAGGAAGATTAAACGGAGCAGGTCTTGATTTAGGTATCTATTCAATAAACACTGCAAGTTTTCAAGTAGATTACCTTGATATGGAGGTCTACAGTGATACTACCATAGATGCTTATTCTTTTGGAAGTACGGTAAGTAATTTTGAAATTAAAAATACCGCACAATATGGAGGTACTAAAGGGTACATAAAACTAAATGCAGGTGATTTACTTATCACCGGAAGTGCTATATACATAAAACCTAGCTCATTACCAACCTCAGAACCTTCCGATTCAGGACAATTATGGTTATCAGGCTCTGCCGGTAACTCTAAATACTTAATGGTAAGAGATTAATCTTTTTTACCTTAGAAATAAAACTTCGAAAAAAATCAATCTATTTATTATTAAATAGTATAACAAAATGGCAGAAACTTTAATATCCGCAGGTGTCCTCGCAAGAGAGAATGACCAGTCTTTTATTACCCAAGGTCCCGTAACAGTGGGAGCAGCAATAATAGGCCCGACAGTAAAAGGACCTGTAGAGGTTCCAACAGTAGTTACATCTTATAGTCAGTACCAAAACGTATTTGGAACTACCCTAACTAGCGGTAGCGGTGTATATACATACTTTACTTCAATTGCAGCTTACAACTACTTCAATAACGGAGGAGAATCCCTGTTAGTAGCAAGAGTTACATCCGGATCCTTTTCATCAGCTAACGCAACAGTGTACGGAGAATCTAATACCGCAGCAGTAACGTTCGAAACTTTAGCAGAAGGTACTTTGATGAACAGTTCTTCCAGCTTAAACTCAGACGGATCAATGGATAGCGGCTCTGTAGATAATGTAAGATGGGAAATAGTAAATAGAAATACCGGATCTGGTACATTCGATCTTCTAGTAAGAAGAGGTAACGATAATACAACTGAAAAAGTAGTACTAGAAACCTGGACTGACCTGTCATTAGATCCACTATCTACAAATTACGTAGCAAAGAGAATTGGAGACCAATCATTTACATATGCTGCAGACGGTACAAGTTACTACCTACAAACTGCAGGTTCATATCCTGTAGCATCAAAATATTTAAGAGTAAGCACAGTAAACTCACCTACCCCTAACTACCTAGACAATACAGGAACTGCTAAGACAGCATTTACTGCCTCTATACCACTAACTACAAGCGGTGGATTTGAAAATGCAGAAGGAGGAGTAATGGCTGGAGCTAATTTCTACGATACGATAGATAACTCAAACACACAAGGAGTAGTAGGAACAGATTATACAAATATGATCAATCTACTTTCCAATACCGACGACTATAAATTCAACATCTTATTAACACCAGGACTATATAACGCAGGTTATACATCTCAAGTAACAAGTATTATATCTAATACACAAAATAGAGGAGATAATCTTTACGTATTAGATCTAGTAAAATACGGACAGGCAGTAACCGATGTAACTGGACAAGCAAAAAGTAGAAATACATCTTATGCAGCATCTTACTGGCCATGGGTACAAGTAATAGATCCTGATACTGGAACCCAGGTATGGGTACCAGCTTCAACAGTAATGGGAGGAGTATTTGCATATAATGATGCAGTATCTGATCCTTGGTTCGCACCAGCAGGTATTAACAGAGGAGGTTTAGGGCAAGTAGTTAGACCAGAAAGAAAATTAGCTCAATCAACAAGAGATACATTATACACTAGTAAAGTAAATCCAATAGCTTCTTTTCCTGGAACAGGAGTTGTAGTATACGGTCAGAAAACTCTACAAACTAGAGCAAGTGCTTTAGATAGAGTAAACGTTAGAAGATTACTAATTGCGATGAAATCTTTCATCTCACAGATAGCAAATAATTTAGTATTCGAACAGAATTCTATAGCTACTAGAAATAACTTCCTTGCACAAGTTAATCCGTATCTTGAAGGTATACAGCAGAGACAAGGTTTATATGCCTTTAAAGTAGTAATGGATGATAGTAATAATACTGCCGACGTAATTGATAGAAATCAATTAGTAGGTCAGATATACGTACAACCAACAAGAACAGCAGAATTCATCTACCTAGACTTTAATATTACTCCAACAGGAGCAGCTTTCCCGGCATAAGTAGAGGTAAATAAATGAGCGCATATTTAAATTCACCCGGGGTATCTTCTAGAGAAATAGATACCTCTCAAGTAAGACAACAACCAGTAACGGTAGGAGCAGCAATAATAGGCCCTACCGTTAAGGGTCCCGTAAACATACCAACATTAATAACAAGCTACTCCGAATATGTAAATACATTCGGAGATACTTTTATGTTCGGAAGTGAGTTTGGGGAAAAAGCTACAACATACCTAACATCTATTTCCGCAGAAAACTATTTTAATCAAGGAGGTGAATCTTTAATAGTAACAAGAGTAGCATCCGGATCCTATACAGAAGCAACTTCTACACCCATACTTAATACAGCAGTACTAAATACTTCAATAGAAGTCGGCCTTAAGACAGATTTAACTTCCTCTATAACAACTTTCCCTACAGGGACAAGACCTTTTAGCAGCTTTACTGTAAACCCTACAACAAACGGAGATGGTGATGGATTAGAGATACAATACCAAACAGGATATACCCGAGGAGGAATAGTTATAATCCCAGATACAATAAATGTAACAAAGCCAGGTACAGGATACCAAGCAGGCGATACATTAACAATACCAGGATCTCAATTAGGATTAAATTCTGATGGAAGATTGATTACCGGAGAAAATAACTTAAGTCAAAGTATTGAAGAAGCTTATGTCGACGGTATTTATAGATTCAACACCGCAGGAAGGACTTCTCTAAGAGGATGGTCAGACCTAACCGGATCTTTTGGAACCGGTGAAGTTAGTTATGAAATAACATCTACAGGTGACTATACTGCCACAGTTTCAAAATTAGAAATGGCAGCACCTAGACGTCCGAGAAAAGTTCATGACGATAATTTCGATATAAACGAAAAATACGCTATACCATTCTACGCAGGAGGACGCTGGCGCTATATAACTTTTAGATTAAGTGGATCTAATTTTGAAGCACATACCCCACTTGTAATAACATTAAAAGGTACAGACATAGCTACCCAGACCGGAGATATAGCTTTTGAATTAGCAACCCTATCTAAAGGAGAGTTAATGAATAGCGACAGTATAAGCACTGATACATTAGAAAACGGAACCATAGATAATATACGATGGGAGATCCCAACCGTAGACACTTCATCAGGAGAATTTAGCTTACTAATACGGAGAGGAGATGACTCTAACGCTAACAAAGTAGTACTTGAGACCTTTAATAGATTATCATTAGATCCTAATTCTGAATATTATATAAGTAAGGTAATCGGAGATCAAACACAGATAATAGCAACTGAAGGAACAGAAACATATTTAGAAACAACAGGAGCATATCCAAATAAATCTAAATACGTAAGAGTAAAATCTGTAGCTTATAAAACTCCTAACTATTTAGGAAATACCGCAACCCCAACAGCAGCATATAAAGCATCCATACCGGTAATACAGAGCGGATCATTTGCTGGAGCGGAAGGAGCAGCATCTCCAAACAGTAATGCTACCTTCTATAAAGATATAAACACAGTAACTGGTTCCTTAGCTATATTAACATCACAAGGTGTTCCAGCAGCAAGCTATGCTTCTGCAATAGCATTACTAGCTAATAAAGATGAGTACAGTTATAACATAATATCCACACCCGGGTTAACTTATGATAATTCAAATCACACCTCAACTCTAAATACATTAATAGAAAATACAGAAAGAAGAGGAGATGCAATAGCTGTAGTAGATATTGTTAACTACGGATCTACAGTAGAGAATGTAAAAAATAAAGCATCAGCCTTAAATTCCTCTTATGCAGCAACATATTGGCCTTGGGTAGAAATACAAGATCCAAGCACAGGTTTAAGAGTAGAAGTACCGCCTTCAACACTAATACCTGGAGTATATGCATATACGGATAAGGTATCTAAACCGTGGTTCGCACCTGCAGGAATTAAAAGAGGTATATTAGGGAACAACGCTGTAGCAGAGAGAAAATTAGCTCAATCTACTAGAGATAACTTATATACTAGTAAGGTAAATCCTATAACATCTATAAACAGAATAGGATCTGTAGTATACGGACAGAAAACATTACAAACTAGAGCAAGTGCCTTGGATAGAGTAAATGTTAGAAGACTATTAATAGAGTTAAAAAGTTATCTTGGACAGGTAGCAGAAACCTTAGTATTCGAACAAAAC